GCCGGTGCCCATTCTCAACAAATGAGATGTACTCGGTGTTGTTGTAAATGTCGAACGTAAAGGCACTGCCCGTGTAATGCGGTTCAGTGACATCCCAGCCGCGTCGACCGGTACCCGTCTCAACCGGTGTTCGCTGCTTGACCTCTTTCAAGGCGTAACGAGCCACCAAATCCAGAGACCGCTCAATTGATTCAATCAGTGTCTTAGCTTGGACGGCGTCGTGAACTTTCCTGGCGAACGCCTGGAACTCGGAATCATCAATCTTTGCCCAATCCGACATTTTTCTTCCCCGCCTTCTCGTCGAGGACCATTGCCACCTCTTGATGGCTGCCATAGCCAGCGTAACCGCGACTGGCCCGCTTGTAATGAGTGACCTGTCCGTTCATGGATTTCACAACAATATGAGCACCAGCCGGCACGTCGATGCCGTTGTCGATCAGCAATTTGGCATCATATCCGTTGGATAAAAACTCTTGCTGCTCACCGGCTTTGAGGCCGCTCATGATCACTTTGCCCGGAATATCCGTAGCAATGGGGACGTCCTGCTGCTCTGTGACCGACCCGTTTTTAACGGACACTTGCCCAGTGATAGTCACTTTATCGTTGTACAGAATGTGCAGAAACCGGGCGTTGCCTTTCAATTCATCGATCACATGATCACCCGCCGGAAACTATTGAGCTGGGCCCGATAGTTGTTATTGACTGTATCGACACTAGCCAGTGTAGAGATAACAGCGGAAGGGTCCCTGAAGGTAATAGACGTGTCCCCCTCGGAGACGCTCGCCATCGCTTTACCGTTAGTGCCAATGGGCGCTAATAACGCACGCTCGTTGATGATCGTCCCCATCATGCCGATGAGCACCAGGTCCAGCTCAGGCGGCAACTCAGTGATGGGGATGTGCGTGTAGTTGCATACATCGTTGATCACCTTATCCAGTATCAGGTCCATTACTGCATTGTATTGGGCCGAGTCCTGATCATCTGATTTTGGGTAGAATATCTTGGCCCGCGCCAACACTTCGACCTTACGGAAAAACTTAGGCGTGTCCATTTAATTCACCACCTAAGCGGCAGCCGTAATGGTCACGGCCACAGTCGCGGTCAGAGTGCCGGACGTCAGTGTGATGGTGGCCGAACCAACGGCCACGGCCTTAATATCGAAGCCACCGCCTTCATTGGCTGTCACCGTGGCAATCTGGTCATCACTGGACTTGGCAGTGATTGCCTTGACCACATCGGCGGCGTTAGTTGCATCCGCTGGATCAGCAGCGGCCGTCACGTTCTTGGTGTCGCCAACTTTCAACGCAGCTGTCTTCTGACTAGGCACAATGGCCGTCGCCAGCTTAGGCAGCACGGTGAATCCCTCGACGTCCACCCAGTCGCTGACTTTAGCGCCATCTTCCAGGCGGCCACGATAGTCACCTGTCGCAACTACAGTCCCGGGTGCCAGACCAGTGATGGCTGCCTCCGTGTCAGTGCCTGAAAACAGCGGCGTGTCGCCATCCTTTTTATAAATCTTCAATTGTTCCGTCATGGTGTCCCTCCTCACTGCTTGTTTTGCCTACGTACCTTGGCACCGTCCGCTGTAGGCTCACTGGCGAGTGTGAACGATGCGTCTATTTTCCCGGCACAGACTTGCCGATTGTGTGCTGTAAGCCAACGATGCCGATGTTCTTCAAGTCGTAAACGGCTTGCCAGTTTGCCGGCTTCGCCAGGTCTGCATTGGTCGCAGTCAAGTTGCCAGCATCCCGGTCTGCATCGGTCCACTTAATCCCATAAGGATGCAGCACGAAAGCCCGGCGAGTGTAAATCTTGTTGGTGCCGGCTGCGGCATCGCGATCGGTTTCAAACGTGGTCAAGGATGCTGGTGTGCCAGCATTGCGGCCAAACGAACCAGTTGCCAGCATGTACGTGGTGTAAGTGCCCTCGGCAGTTGGCTTTAACGCGTCATCAACTACTACCCGATAACCCAGGTAAGTGGGGATGTTGATATTGGCGCCTGCCGGTTGGACAAATTCGATGAGCTGCTGTTTCTGCAAGTCGGTGTAAACAGCCGAATGCATGAACAACAGTGCCAACGAACCAGAGTGGTCACCGAGTAACTGCTTGGTGTCTAACACGGCCGCCGCATCGATGCCAGCACCCGTCTTATTCAAGTGATCTTTTGCCAAAGGACCGCCATCGGCAAACAGTCCATTCAGGGTCGCCGTCATAACGACCTGCTCACGGCGCAGCCAATAGTTGCCGACCTTAGCCAGCATGGACCGCAACGGATCACTGCCGGACATTACTGCCGCCATTTCATTCACAGCCCAGCCACGGCCACGGTACAGCACCGCAGACTGGTCAGAACCAGCGACAATCTTGCCGGTACTCAAGGACTTGTCACCATCGCCTAGTACCTCATCGTCACCATTCAGGTCATTCCAGAAAGGCATGGTGACGGTTGTACCGCCAGCCGTGATCATTCGAGATACACGTTCATCAGACACAGCCACGCCGGACTGCACCAAGGCAGAGTTTTCGGTGGAATACTGTTCGGTGTACGCGTTATAAATTTCAGGTGTGATCGTATCGAGCACACGGGTTAATTCGTTTGCCATTATTCATCGGCTCCTTTATTGGCCAGTGCCTCAGTCAGATTCAGCTTCGGGTTAGCCATAATATTTTTGATGTCGCCGCCAACGGGTTGCCCATTGCCGGCCGGTTCATATTCAGGTTTGGGGTCACCTTGGAACAGATAGGCGTTGTCTTTGCGGATGGCAGTCAATTGATCGTCGAGACCGTCAAGTTTGCCGTCGTCGGTCAGCTTGATTTTGTCCATATCCAGCAGGCCTTGTAACGTACGCGGGTTACGCACCTTAGCCGCCGTCAGAGCGCTGTCCAAAGCAGCATGGAGCTTGGTATCGCTCAACTGCTGGGTCAGCTTCTCGGTGTCGGCCTTATACTTACCTTCCAGCTCCGAGTATTTCTTGGCCAGCTCCTCGTTGTCCCCTGCATTCTTCCGCAAATCCTTCAGGTCCTTGTCGCGTTCAGTGATTTGGGACTTCAAGGATTCGTTCTCGGTAGACAACTGCTCCAGCTTGCCAGCCTGGTCCTTGTACTCGCCAATAGCCTTCCCGTGAGCAGCCATGACCTTGTCGATAACGTCTTTTTCTAAGCCAAGTGATTCCAAATATTCTCGATTCATTTTTTCCAACCTCTTTCGTGGATTTGTAACGCGGGACGACCGCGCTCAAGGCATAATAAATGAGCCTTTTAACGACTTGCTCGGGTCGGTTGACTATTTTGGGTATAAAAATAGCGCCCATCTTGTGGACGCTGCTTAATTTGTGCCGTTCAATGCTGTGTTCATCGCTTTAACAAAGGCTTCTTGTTCTTTCTTTGTCATCTTCAGTGGCTTGATAACTTTCATGCCATTTCCATCAACGACGAACTTATCATCATGATTCTGCGTCGGATCCATTGGCAACTTCCCCCTTCAGGACAACTGTCATTCCGTTGTCGCTTACCTCAATCCCGGTTATCTTGATTTTAGCACGTTTATCAATCAGAATCTCTTTTTCGTGCTCAAAATTGGAAACACTTTCGATAGCGACTGCATTGATTTCCTTTGGCACGTTCAAATCCAGTCGAATGTTTGTTGAGAAGCTCTGTGTCACCCTTTTATCATAAGTTGTGGACATGTACGCCGGTTCCATCACTTCGAACGACGGCAACATTGCCAAAGCAGCGTTGACCGCCGGAACATTGGATTTATCAATGCCAACAGCAGCAGTGTTTATGGTCTTCTGCAAACTAGCTCTGGCGGGCTGATCAAGGCTCTCCAGCCATTTGCTCGGCATATCATAAAGCCCACGATAAACGTGAGTGTCACTGCCCAACGGATGCTGCAATGCCTTATGGAGATTGCCTTCAATTTCGCTGATTGTGTCGGATCCACCTACACCATAACGGAGAGAATTATTAATCCTTTTGGCATACGATCCGAGGGTGTATTTGTGTATTGCGTCTCGCTGATTCTCCGGGAGTTTTTGGATATAGTCGGTGTTTGCGTCCAACCCAGCCTGATCAAAGTCCCGATAATTGCGTTTTTCCGGTTTCGGTGTATTTGCCTTATAACCATTCTTCTTCCAGTCCTCAAATGATGTGTTATCAATCATCTCTCGCTTGCCAGTATCTGGATCTTTGGCCCACCGTCGGCTCGGCAATGACTGCAAAGCTGGCTCATACGGGACTGTCGTACAGCGGCAATAGGCATGGATTGGCGGATAGTTGACACCCGGCTTTCTGTCGGTCGTCTTGTAATGCGTCCCATCCAACTTTCGACATACTTCACACGTATGAGATTCTAGTGTTGCCAGATACGTGTATTCTTGCACGTCCATTTGGGCGTATGACTCCGCAGTGGCTTCTTCGGAAACGTGGGCCATCTCGGTGATCACCAGACGATGAATGACCCCCTTGCTGAAATCTTGAAGCTGGTTGCGCATTTCACGCTCAATTCGCTTATAGCTGTATCCAAGAGTGATGCTTTGACTCAGGTTATTAACCAGCAAAGCCGGCAAATCATTGACCGTGTCCTTCCACAATCGCTTCGAGAAATTGCTCCCCACCCAGGGCTTATTGACCACCATCGCCAGCTCTTGATCATCGAACGTTTGAAAGTTCGCCGCAATCTGCTGGCGTGCCATCTGAATGTTGTAATTCGTCCGCATATACGTGTCATCGAACTGGCTGGCGAGCGCGTCCTGAAACTTCGGTGACTCTTGATCGCTGAATTCCGCCATATGCTGCTGTATCTGAAACTGCAACGCCTGCAACCGACTGATGCGACTCTTGATGTACTCCAGGTCAAGCTCTCGGTCATGGCCGCCTTCAATGGCCTTGGCTCTGAACTCGTCCAGTGCCATCTGCCACGTCTTGGCGCTCATACCGGACATCAACGCCTGGGCATCGGTAATGTCCATCGTGCCATCTGTCTTGGCGTATCTCGCGTACCACTTTTGGAGATCGTCATTGGCACTCTTGTACGCAGCGTCCAAGCGGCTGACCATGCCGGCCTCGTATTTGGCCGAGTGCCGCTGCATGTTGACCTGTGTCTGCAAGAAACGGCGCTCCCAGTAACTAAGCCTTTTCTTCGCCATCGCCCTCACCGTCTTCGTTATCCTTGCTGTTCTTGCCTAACGGATCAGGACTGGCGAATGGGTCGGGTGTCTGGGCCCGCTCCTCCTTCTCACGCTTGCGGTCGCTCAGTTCGTCTTGCCAGTCAGAGACTAGCGGATTGTTCTTAGCGATGGCTTCATCGGACGTGACTTGCGACAGTTTGGAGATAATGTCGGCCTGTTCCACGTCGTTCTGAATACCGCTGCGGATCCAGGTCTGCTTGATGGAGAGATCGGACGGTTTATTCAGCTCATCCAGGATAAAGCGCACCAGCTTGTTGATTGACGGCCGGAACTCTGATTCCATCTGGCCAACTTTGAGCTCCAAAGGGCCGTACAACATCTTCATAGCCACGCCAGTCATATTGGTCCCGGCCTTAAGGTCCTTAGGATTGACGCCTTGTCCTTGGATAAATATGTTGTCAAACGTCTCCTGCAGCAGCTCTTTGCGGGCGTCCACGGGAATGTCGATGGTCAGCTTGCTCAGGCCGCTGTTGTCGCTGCCCTCTGACTCAAATTCGGCCATCTTGTACTGGCGGAGGTTTTGCAAGAACTCATCCTTGTCAGTCCCTGAATAGTTGGTCAGGATCAGGATGACCTGCTGAACGTCCTGAACATCATTAACGAAGCCGTTATAAACAAGGTCATAGGCGTCAATCAGGCCCTTAACCGCACACAAATCACCGGATTTATCTGATTTGTTGTTGAACGGAATGAACGGAATGCCGTTGAATCCATGGTTAATTGTGGCCGTGTTGTCCATCGCCTCAGCATTGACCGAATCAGTCACGCCAATGCGTTGATCATAAATCATCTGCGTGTAGCTCTCGCCCTGTTCGCGTTTGAAAAATGTAGCCTGATCCTGTGTCCAGTACTCGTCGAAGATATACACCTTGCCATCTGATGGATCCAACTGCTCATAGGTCCGGCGCACTGCCTGCAGCTCATCATCCAGAGTGGACTTGTATATTGGCGTCACCTCATTGGGCGGCACGATTGCATACTTGAATTGGCCTTCTGGACCGTGCCAGCAGTGAATCCAGCCGACACCGGCAAGCGAAGCATCCACAGCTAGCCGAAACAGTGTCTTGTTCCAATCGTCGCCGAGCACTTCGAGTACCTGCTTGTTCAGTGAGTCGTTGCCAGTGTCAATCATTGGCGGGCGAGAAAACCCGAACGCTGCCTTTTGGTCAATCAGCAGCTGCAAGAAATTTGAGCTCACACGACTGTCGTGCATTCGCAGCGGATTGTCCGGCTTGTCAGTCTGCTCATCGGCTTCGCTCTTCTGCTTCTTACTTTTCAGCACGATGTCATTGCGATTGTGGTAGTACCGTTTGGATTCCTTGTATCGATGACCACGTTTCACCAGGTCAATATCGGACTGCTCAAACACCTTGCGTGCTGTGTCCAAGTCCATTGGTTTTGCATTTGCCATTGGCTCACCTCCCATGCCAAAAATAGCTGCGTTTGAAATACGGGACGATCACTGTCTCGACCATGTACCGGTCGGCGTCGCAAGCATGGTCATGCTGCTTGACCGGCTTGTCTTCGCCACGATCAGCAGCCTTCTCATCCCAGATATACGAATTCATCTCGCGGAACGTATTGACGCACTTGCTTGACCATTTGATCTTGCCCTCGTCCATCAGTGACATCTCGCTGCGGATGCCATCGAGCACATTATTCTTTGCGTTCCTCACACGAAATCCCCTCTGCTTTAACGCCACTTTGAACGACTTAGCGGATGGATCAAGGATAACTGGCACTGCTGATTTTTCCAGTCCGTTCCGCTCATAGAATTTCTCCAGCTCGTCAGCGTACTGTTCATCAGATAGTTGCGTGTTGGTCTCACTGTCACGTCCCGAATAGTAATACTCATCAGTGGAATACCAGACGCCCCGATACAGGCTCCATCGCTTGAAGGCCGTGGCGTTCATGGTCCCATAGTCGATTGAGACGGCATCTTGCTCATAAACAGTATCCGCCGGCAGGTCGACGACCATCGTCTCCTGATTGAAATTGGAGTAGATGATCCCTTCGGCCATGACCCATAAGCCTTGGATATATCGCTTGTAGAACACGCCAGAATACTGGCTTTCATAACGTTGCCGTGTCTCCAGATCCATCGAAGGATTGTCCGTCATCAAAAAATGCAGCCGCAGCGCATTGCGTTGTTGTATCCGGTCAATCCACTGGACTTTGAACCAGTGAAACGGGCCAGCAGGGTTGCAATTAAACCAGAGCTTAGCGCCCGTTTCCGAGTTCCGTGCCGTGGCTTGATTGACGAACGATTCCGGCATCAATGCCACTTCGTCAAAAAAGAATCCGGCCGTCGTCAACCCTTGAACCAGGTCCTGACTGGATTCATCTTTACCGCCAAACAAGTAATAGTAATTTTCCTTTCCGCCGCGACTAATTGTGATCATGTTCTCGGCCCGATTGTCTCGCAGATGAAAACCACGACTGGCCAGCATCTGTTTCAGTGGCCCGACCACATTTCGGCGTAACGAGCCGATTGTCTTGCCCGCCATGCCGAACTGTTTGCGGTCAAACGTGTGCATTGACCACAGGACAAACGACATGGACATCACGACCGTCTTACCGGCTCGGATTGAGCCATCGGCGATCACCATGTATTTATCCTTGGTCGCTGGATATCGCCACCAGGAGAGGACTTGCATTTGCCGACTAGAAAACGGCTGGAACTTAAACGTCACCGTTTGTCTCGGCCGACGATTGATCATCAGCTGCATCTTGCTTGTCCTCTCCTTTCCACACATTGGATAGATTGTGATCGATGGCTTCGATAAATCCGTCATCGTCTTGTCCCTCAACTTCTTCTGGATGAAGAACCAGCTTAGCTTGATGTTCCAGCAGATCAGCTTCAATCTTGGCCTTTCGAACCTGTGCTTCGAACAACGGATCAGCTTCCGCCGTCGGATAACGTTTCAGGATTTCCTTTATCGCACCGATCCGCGTCCTGATATCGGCTTCCTTCTTCACGGTATCGAAGTAGTCTGGGCCGGACACCACAACGGTCTCCTTCTCCTCACCACGGGCAATTCGAGTGAGCAGCTTCATGGCTTCGTCGGCCTTCATGATCTTGTCGTCTTCAAGCTTTTTCATGAGCTCATCGACGGCCAGTTTTATCTGAGGTTTTCTGAGGTTCTCAGCACCGGACTGATATGCCGTTTTCTTGCTGTATCCAGCTTCCAGAGCGGCTTGCGTCGCATTGCCCAATTCAACGTATGCAGTAACGAACTTCTGCTGCTTTGCTGTCAATTTCACTACATCTCACCACACCTCCTAGGACACTGATTTCCCCAGTTATTTGTTCAGTTCGATTCGACGCTTCCAAAAACAGTAAGGCAGGCCAAACATATTGATTTGAATCCATGACTCAGCGTAATGCTTGCCGTTCTCCCAATACTTCGTAATGTAATGATGCATTGTAATTACCTCCTGTGCGATATTAAATGCCTCGGTCATTTGCCGTTGCGGCCTTTTTCTTTTTCTTTTTTCAGCCATTTCTCTAGTTCGGCGTCCGCCTTAACATATTCAGGTGGCTCGTAGCCGTACTTGGAATGGATCATCTTGGGCATGACACCACCTCCATCGCAAAACAAAAAGACGCCCGGAGACGTCCAAGTATTCACTACCAATTCAGTTCCGATTATTCCATCGAATAAACAACACCAGAAACACGAGCAGAATAACAGCGATTGCTAAGAGCCGCAGATTATTTGAGTTGATGGTAGGTAAGCCGCTGATCAATTCCTGTCACCCTCTTAATTTTCCTACAAATTCTACGATATTTTCGTTCATTTGCTTCGAAATCATTGAACTTTATCCGAAGAAGATCCAGTGGCAACGCATTTTGACCCGTATAATCTGATTTCAGACTGGCGACTATATAAGCTAGGCATATCAACACCCCATCGTTGTCTAGCGACTTGGTGTATGTCTTCTCCATGTATAACGCCAAAAGCTTGACAGTTCTTGCCGAGCCAAATTGCATAATGAATTTCATACGATCATTGAGCAGGTCAATGTGTTCTTGATCCATCTCACCAGATTCATTTCCTCCAAGTTCTTCCGCCTTTTTCGTTGGATCCGCAAGAAACTCTGTCCACCAAGCCAAATTATCCTTGATTTCATTGCCGTTGCTCTCCCGATAATACTGATCAATTTGGAGTCGTTGAGCCGATTCTGATAATCGCTGGTCATGCGTACGCTCTTGATAAAAATGGGGTGTACGATAAATCCAAACCAACAAGACAACAATTATCAAAACCAACAATAGAGAGGTCCAATTGAAGCTGTGGGTTATCCAATATATCAATGCCGAAACAGTTCCATCCACATTAAATCACCTCAAGAAAAATAGTACCCCAACTCACGCTGAGATACTATCCCGAGGTGATTATTTTTCAGCCCACGACCGAGTTCAGGCGGTCTTCGCTTCCTTTCGAAAGTTTGTGGGCTACGCAATCGGCGGGACTCGAACCCGCATGCTAAGACTCAACCAATTTGAGTTACGATTGCTCCCGACACGCTCGCCATGCAGCCCGCGCCAATGGCGTGTGGTAGTGGCTGCATGGGTCATGGCATGAGGGCCCCCGACCTAGTGAGTGCAGGACTGGATGTTAAACAGTCCTATTCCATTTTGATTTTTTGACCACGATCATGATGTGACTCTGAACGAGGGGCAATGATGGCATCAGGACTCGGACCCGATTGAAGGCGCCAGCCACCACCTGTATATGTCGCTGTATAGGGGTAAGGGGAGGAATACCCGTATGCCATTATCCAAACTGGCATAATATCATAATACGATGGAAACACTTACGGCCGTGTCACGACTTATTTACGACGTTTTTACGCTCGTTTTTCCGTTCGATAGACCAGCAGCTCGCTAGGCGATGGGGGCCATATCTCCGCAAATGCGATGAGAGCGTCCTCCTTGGCGTGATAATAGGCAGTTGACTGCATTCCAAGCCGCTCCATGATAGATTCCACCTTGGGCGGCCGATCCACCGTATACAACAGTTTCAAGATTGTTCGCCCCTCACTGCTTTCGATGGCATTGATGACCCGATCACACTGCTGGCAGAATTCACCATCCTCCAGATCTCGCAGAATCTTATTTTCCTGTGCGTTCTCAGTGCTAGGCGACCGTGGCATCCCATCCATTCTGGGTGACTGTATAGTGATCTCATTTCGCTTTGCCTTGGCTTTACGATGCCGATAGTCCATCAACACCGCTTCGGCATTCGCCGCTGTTGCTTCATGGTCCAATCTCCGCCAGTATGTTTGTACTATCCGCATCATGCAGCACTCCCCGCTTTTTGATATACTTGATTTGTGAAATCTTAGAGAAGGGCCGCTGTTTGCGGTCTTTTTTGTTAGTTCTGCAAGACACGTTTGATAATCCCAACGCACAGCCCGACGGAGATGCCGAGCCAGATCATCACGACCGGAAAGCCCACCAACATGATCACCAATGCAGGGCCGTGCCACAGCCACTCAATGATTTGTCTCATCGGGCGCCTCCACTTTTTCCAAGTCGAAACTCTGGGCCATAAATCCGTTGCCCCAAGCCGCTGCGTCTGGCTCATCACCCAGAATAGTCTTGCCGGGAAGCGTGAGATCAATCCAGCCCTCTGCCGGCCAGTCAACGTCCTCGATTTGATAAACCTTGCCATGATACTCAGGGAATACCTTCCCGACGTAACGCACGAGATCACCCTTCTGTAACTTCTGCATGTTCTTTCGGCCTCCTCTTGATCAGCACCACCTGTTCTGGCAACACTTTGCCGCACGCACACCATCGGGTCACTCGACTCTTGCCCTGATAACTCTCAGTGCCATCGTGCACGCCCAGGATCAGATACTCGGTCCAATCCTTGTCGTGCCAATGACCTACCACTCGGCAGGCGACGCCTTTGTAACGGACCCAGTCGCCAACATCATAACTGTTCACCCTTCAGGTCCTCCCATCCAACGAACATCCCGTGGAAAATACTCATGTTGGCCATCGCATCCATCAGTCGCGATGATTAGCAGGTCTCGGGTCGTTTTTCCATACTGCTCATGCTTAACGCTGCGAACCACACCAACTCCCGCTGGGGCTATAACACGGCCGACCACGATTTGCTCAGGCACCTCGACGCGATCGCCCGGGATAAAGTTATGGCTTGGTCTCTTCATCCAAGCACCTCCCGGACGCGATGGGCCTTTTCCCAGGCTTCCCGTTCGTTAATCTCCCGCACTCGCGTGTCTAACCCGGTGTAGGGCCGCTGGCCTTCGACCGAATGATCAAGACGGCCCACGAAGACCGGTTCGGGAAAGTTGAGCTTGGTTTGCTTGTGGGTCTTGTCGAAGTCATTTGGATTGTGCTCTGGCAGACTGAACTGCTGATTGATACCCAAGCGAAAGGCTTCAGCCCGGCTCTGATAAACGCCATAACATTGCTCTGTTTTGCTCCCAAAAACACCATACTTGACTGTCATTTTGATTCCTCCAATTCCTCGACCTCCAGAATCGCCCGAGGCCGGTCGCTATACTGCTTAACGATGTGAGCCTCGACGATCTGATTGTCGTCATGCCACACGATACCCGTGCAGGCGTCTGTGATGGCCTTGAACACGTTGTCCAGGTCTGGTTTTACTGTCGGCCGGATAAATCCGCTGGCCTTCAGATCGCGCTTATGGCGGCTATCAGATGCCGGTATCTGCCGGTAAATCCTTAGGCGGCAGGAAACGGCTCGCTTCGTCGGCAGCCGCTGTCCCATTGCTTGCCGTGCGTAGATCGCCACAGTTTGCTTATAGGCGCGTGATTTGGGTGGGTCGTATAGTTTTACGTGACCCAAGGCAGCCGTCGCCCTAGGGCGTCCCTGAGCCACAGCCGGCCCTGGTACCTCGATACGGATCATGACTCAGCCTCCCGCCAGACACCTTTGCTGTCCTGGTACCAGCAGCCGTGCTCAATCGTCCAGGGACCGATAACGATCATCAAGTGCCCTGCTTCAAGCGCCGGACGCACCCGCATAGCTGCATTGAGCATGGCGATACTGGTGTAGTGCGTCACCTTGCCGGTGTCGACATTGGTCACCCGCCAGTACATCCGCTGATGAGCGTGCAGCCCCAGCAATGCCAGGTCATGCGATACCACCGAGCGGCTGATCCCGAGCTCCATCGCCATATCGACGTTGCGCAGACCCCGGTCAATCATCTCGGGATAAAGCTGATTGCGTCGTGTCATCTCCCGTTTCTTGGCACTCAGGTTGGCCGGACGGCCGGGTGCGTTGTGATGCTTGGTCGCGACAGGCCTCCGTTTAGGCTCCGGCTCTGCCTTGGGCTCTTCCTCGCCGACGCCCATCAAGATACGGGCCTGTGTCCAGGCCGGATCGCTCTGCGGCACGTCGTTATCCAGCAGATAGTCAATGAGCTTCTGGGCCTGCCGTTTTTCATCCCTCGTCGGCATATCAACGACCTCCCTTCTGTCGTTCCACTGATTGACGCATGTTGCCCCGGATCGGTGTCATGCGGATATATTGGCCGACCCGCTCCTGCAGCAGTCGATCCTCCGCCGGTGTCGGTTCAATCTTCTTCATGTTGCAATCTCCTCTCAGGCCAGGGCACGGTGGTCCTCAAACTCCTCGCCGAAGTGCAGTGCGTGCTGCATGATGTGTGCGTTGATTCGGGAGATGATCCGCTGCCCATACGCCTGTTTGATTTGTATTCCAGCCAGGTTGGTCGTGATGATGACGTTCCGGTCCACACGGGCCGAGAATAGGCTGTTGGCCAGATCTACCACGAACTGTGTCGTTGACCATTTCTCCTGACCGTTCCCGTCCTTAGTCGCGAATACATCGCTGCCGAAATCGTCAACCAACACCAGATCACATGTCTTGAGCTCCGCATTGAGCTTGGTCAGATACTTGCGCCGGTCCGGCGTCAACTGGTTCTGGCCTCTGCTCATATCGACGTACTGATTCCAGTCCAGCCAGATAGCTTTCTTCCGGTATCCAGTGCGGGCCAGATAGTCCAGCAGAATAGCTGTACCGAGGTGGCTCTTGCCCGCCCCGGCCTTGCCGTTCATGTAGATATGGGCGGGCGGCCGGTCACTTAGATCAGCGACCATGTTTCGGGCAAACTTGGCTGCATTCTGCTCCGATGGCGTCTTGGCGATGAAGGTGTCAAACGTCCGGTTGAATGTCCGCATATCCGGCACCAGTGACAGGTTGCCCAGGTATGAATACGCCTGACTCTTCAGCGCGTCGGTAGTCAGCTCCTGTGTGGTCTTGTTGCGTTTAGCTTTATTGCCCAATGGCTGCCGGTATCCGCATGTCGGACAGGCCCCTGGCTTGAGCGATCCATCCGCGTTATTGACCGGCGGGTGATAGATATAGCCGTCAGGACACTCCGGGCAATGTTTCCCCCGGATGAACAGCTTTTCCATGAGGTTCTGCATAGTCTTCCCCATGTCTGTGAAATCTTGACTCATTTTGCATTCTCCTCCCGTGTCAGAACGGCAGCCCAGGGCTGTTCTCCTCCTGGTATGGCTGGATTACCGGTCGCTGATAGGATCCCTTGGATTTGACTTTGCGACCGCTGCGGAAAGCGAGATCAGCCTTCTCGACATCAGCCATCGTGTACACCTTGGCGTTATCCCAGTCCTTCAGGATGCCGTTGGCGTAACTCCACTTGGCTTGATTGCCGACGGCGCGCTTAATAGCTTCGATGACCAAATCTGCTGGGAAGGTTTCCAGCCAATCCCGCACGGCCTCTTGGGTCAGCGGAGCCATCGTGCCCCACGACTGCTCGTAGGCTTCGAAGACCCGCATTCGGTCCGCCGTCGCCTGGTCATCAGGAATCGGATCCACAGCCGGTTGCCCATCATGATCAGATGTCTTGTTTTGTTTAGTCTTGTTTTGTTTATTTAATGTGTCCCTATCTTGGGTACTAACTTGACCACCATCTTGAGTACTGGTTTGGGTACTAGCTTGGGTACTATCTGACCTAGTGGGTTCCGCTTGAGTACTGACTTGGGTACTATCTTGCGTACTATATGCCATAGCCAGGTCAATCAAATGGTACGAGGTGGCCTTGGTTCCGTTAGCATTGAACTCGATATATCCAGATTGGCGGAGCTGATTGCGCGCTTTTTGAATGCCGCTGCGTGACAATCCGCTCTGTGATTCAAGCGTTCGATTGGCGACTGTAAACCATGTAGCCCATGCGGTTTTGTTGTTGATGAACATAAGTGCATACCAGAGCGATATTTGCCCCGAAGACAATGGTTTGGTCAGCATCCGATCATTGAATGCCTGGATCTGTCTGATGTAGTTCAATGTGACACCCCCCCTACTCAATCAATTCGTGCATGCTGATGATCTGTCCCAGATGTTTGGTCGCCCGACAGTAGTCGCATTGCTCACACCGATGCGGGTTGGTCTCACCAGCAATGACCTGTTCAATCCGTGGCTGG